GGGGTGGGTCCGGGCTGGGGGTCCGGGGCGGGTTCGGCCGGGGTCGGCTCGGGGCCGTCGTCCGAACTGGCGGCCTTGGCGGCCAGCACCTCGGCGACGATCGCGCGCACACGCTCCTCCGTCAGACCGGTGTCCGCAGCCTTCACCGACTCCAGCCGGGTCGCCTGGTTCATACCGACCAGGCACGGGCCGACCTCGAACAGCTTGATCTCGTTCAGGGCGTAGTAGCCGGGCTCGTCCTCGGACTTGCCCTCGACCCACTCACCACCGCCCTTGGGGACCTCGTAGCCGAAACTGAACTGGTCGACGCGGCGGCCCTTCAGCAGCTTGTAGACCTTCGCGGCCTTGGGCTCCTCGATGTCCAGGCGGGCCTTGATCCACAGGCCATCGTCGGTCTCCTTGGCCTCCTCGACCACTCCGATGTGGGAGTCCGGGTCGCCCCACTGGTGGGACCAGATCACCGGGATCTGCTTCCCGGCCAGGGTCCACTCCGCGAGGGTCTTCGTGAACGCCCCGGGGGTGATCTTGTCGCCGCCCGAGTCGATGTTGTACGCGGCCACGATCGCCTCGAACACGCCGGCTTCCGTGCCTTCGTGCTCCCCGGCGGCCTTGATCTGGATGGATGCGCTCTTGGTGCGCAGCATTCGGTTACTCCTCGTCCGGCGCGTCGCCGGGGTCGTCGTCGGATTGCGGGACGCCGGTGATCGAGAGCATGCATTTGCACTTCGCGGCCTCCCGTGCGGTCAGCAGCGAGTCACCCGGCCACCGGCCGCCGTTGGAGAACTTGGCGCTGATCGGGACGGTCTGCCCGTTCATCCGCACGTGCGATGACCTCGGGTTACGGGACGTGACCCGCCAGGTCTTCCGGCCGGTGTCGCCGAACACCCGCTCGGCTTCCTTCACGGAGGTGTAGCCCGCGATGTGCTGGGTCTGGCGGGCTGCCAGCTCGGCGGCGCGGGACGCGGCCCACGTCGCGAACACGGCCTTCAACGCCTCCGCCGGGTCGTCCGCTTCGAGAGCTTCCTCGACGTGGATACGGGACGTGTCGGTGGTCGCCCGCGCCTGCTCGGCCGCGTTGTCCATCAGCCACAGGGCGGTGGACTCCGGGTCGTAGTCGGCCGGGTCCTCCCCCATCTCCTCCAGGGCGGCCCGCGCGGACGCGGCGGCGGTGGCCAGGTTGACCTGGGACAGGATCAGCGCAAGCTCGTCTTCCCACCGGCTCCAGTTCACGGCCGCAGCAGTGTCCTTCGTGAGCGGCCCCCGGGTCTTCGCGGCGCCGAGCAGCGACCCGAGGGACCGGGCCTGCCGGTCAAAGAACCGGGCCAGCTCCCGCTCGGCCTGCTCCACGGATCGTTCCGGTGGGGCCGCCTTCACCAGCAGAGTCCGCTCCATCTTGGTGCGGGCCTTCGCCGGGTCGGGCGGTGGTGCGGAATCCCTCGGGGACGCCTGCCCGCCCTTGATCACGTTCAGCGGAGTGATCAGCTCATCCCCGCCGTCGATCGCGGGAAGGTTGTCCAGGGCGCGTTGCTCGTTCACGGTCATCCACGGGCCGCCCACGGCAGCGGACGCCCCCGCGGCACGTTCCTCGAAGGACCCGTTCAGCTTCGACCGGATGTCGAATTCGAGGTACACCAGGTCCGGGTCCGCGAGTTCAGGAACGAGCTGGATCTCCAACGACTCATCGATGTCGATCAGCCACGGGCCGAGCGTGTCCTGGTACAGCTGCTTGTGCTGTTCGCGGATGTTACTGAAGGTCGCGTGGTCCAAGATGCCGACCAACGGGGGCGGGATGTGGTAGGCCGCAGCGACCTCTTCACGGGTGAGCTTGCGCGCCTCGATGTACTGGGCCGCCCGGGGGTCCAGCCCGGCCGGCACGTAGGTCATCCCGTCTTCCAGGACGGGCACACCCCCGGCGTCCGCCCCGTCACCGGTGTACAGGTCGCGGAACTCGCGCTGGAACCGGGTCCGGGCTTCGTCCGACCAGGTGTCGCGTGGCCCCTTGGGGGCGGGCCGCTGGATGAACCCGCTGGTGCGGGCGCCGTTGCGCCACATCTGCTGGCGGTGCTTGTTGGCTTCGTATTCCTCTTGGAGGATGTTCCGCAGCGCCCGCAGCGGGGAGGTGCCGTGCCACAGGGAGTCGACGGCGTACCCGTGGAAATGGATCATGTCCTCAGCGGGGACCCACACCGTCCCGGCGACCCAGTACCCGCCGGGCTCGATCCATGTGCCCTTGTCGGGGGTGACCCAGGGGCGCGGCACGGGGACCAGTCCGATCACCGTCCCGTTCGGGTCGCGGAGCTTGACCACGAACGCGTCATCGAAGATGGCCCGGTCAGCGACGATCCGGAAGAAGAGTTGCGAGCGCGTGAGCTTCCGGCCGGGGAGCGGGTTGCGCAGGAGCTTCGGGAGCGGGTGGTCGGTGAGGCGTCCCCGGTCGGTGTCGGAGCGGCGCTCGTAGGCGTGCAGCGTCAGGGAGGCGATGTTGCGGGCCAGGAACGTCACGACGGTTTGCACCTGGGGTTGGGCGTCGAAGATCGCGCCGTACTCCACCCAGGTGGTGCCGAGCTGTATCGCCGGGGGGAGCGTGTACCCGCCGTGGTCGCGGATGTGTTCGAGCTGGCCGCCGGACACGATGAGGCTCACGGGCGGATCACCTGCCAGAACTGGATCTCGCGGCGTTCGATGATGACCGCGCCGTCGCACGTGACCGGGTTGCGGCCGGGTTCCAGGCGTTCGGCGTTGCGGAGTTCCACGAGGTGTCCGGCTTTGCGGTAGAGGACTCCTTGGAATCCGGTGCCGTCGTGGAGGTTGATGACGACCTCACGGCGGAGGAGCAGGCGGAGCCATGCGAACACGCGGGCCACCTCCTTTCTTGATTGAAGGGGGTGCGCCCACAGCAGTGATGCGCCAGAATCAGGGCATGAGTGATTGGATTTCTCAGAACTGGCTAGCTTTGATTGCTACCGTCGCCGCAGTAGCAGCCATCCCTGTTTCAGTCCTGGCCGCACGAACATGGGGAAACCGTAGAAGAAAATCGACTTACATATATTCCACAACGCCACTAATAGCCAGACAAGCGAACAAATTAGACAAAGCGGATATAGCAGTCACCTTAAACGGCGAGCCAATCGAAGGCGCTCATCTTATACGAGTGATTTTTATCAACCTCGGGCCAAGCGACATCACTCCTGGCCATTTCATTAACCAAGACTCCTTGTATATTGAAATTGGATGCAAGGTCGCTACAATCACCACATCCAGCCACCCCAAGGAAACCGAAGCCGACGACGTTGGGCTTACAACGCGAATATACCTTCGCCCCACTCTTCTCAAGAGGGGAGAAATGTGGTCGTTTTCGGCAATCACTTCCGGAAAGCCAAATCCCCAGATCACCAGCACCTTAGTGGACACGGACGACTACATTCCACAAGTGCACCTAGAAAGGCTACGAAACGGCAGAATCATATCTCCATCGGCCTTCTTTAAGATGACGATCGTGGCTTTTAAAGTTGCACCCTATTTCAGGCAACAATAAGCCCGCGGTTTTCGTAGGCGGACACCACGCCGGTTCCTTCGTCGGAGTTGAGGACCCTCGCGTTCGCGGCCATCGCTGCCGTGGGAACACCGTCGATCCGGTACCCGGCACGGCCCCGGTCAGGTTTGTCGGGGCGGATCAGGTCGACATTGTAGGAGGCGTGGCGGACCTCAACGGCGTCGAAGCACCACGCCGCGACCGGGTTGCCGTGGGTCGCGAACCGCTGGGTTTTCACCAACGCCATGACCTCGTTCAACCCCGGGGTCATCCTGTCGTAAGTGTTCTTGTACGCGGTGATCTCGCCCTCCTCCGGGTCCAACCCGGTGAGGTCACCGACCTTGTTCAGCACCGGCCACATGCTGAACTCGTCGGCGTGCACGGCGCGGATCGCGAAGTCGTTGCCGTCCTGCCCGATGTCGTCGTAGATGCGTTCGTAGTCGAGTAGGCCGCCGTCGTGCACGGACAGCCACCCGTCAGCCGCCCAGGTGGAGGGCAGGTTGTCGTTGGCCTTGTCCAACCGGGTCAGTGATTCCTCGGTGGCCCAGAACCGCCACATGACGTCGACCGGCCCGCCGGGCTCTTCGGGCTCGAAGAGGAGGCACCAGGCGGTGAGGTCGAACTTCGCACTGAGGTCGAGTCCGCCATACGCGGTGCGGCCGAGCAGCACAGCGCGGCCGTCTTCGGGGCTGGTCCACTGCTCGCCCGCTGACGCCACGTAGAGGGGCATGGGCATCCACCTGGTGGCGGCCCGCACCCACATGTTGAGGCGGAACTGCTTGAACGCCTGCTCGGCGGTCGGGTCATTGCGGGCTTCCAGGGCTTCCTCGCGCATGGACTTCAGCGACAGGAAGTCACCCAGGGCAGGGTTCGCGTGGAACCAATGGCGTTCGTCCCACGGGTCCGCGTCGGCCGGGGCGTTGCGGATGAACGTGAAGATGTGCGGGGCACGCTTCGGGTCATCCTGGACGCGCACCATCTCGTTGTGCATGTTCGCGGCGAACGAGTTGGGGTTGTCCCCGGCGGTCGTCGCGGCCACCATCAGCGGCTGCTTACGCGCACCCGAACCCATACCTGTACGGAGCGCGTCCCACATGGACCGGTTGCGCCACGCCAGAATCTCGTCCGCGGCCACACCGTGAGGGTTGGAGCCGAGCGCGCCCTGGGCGTCAGCGGCGATCACCTGGTAGTAGGAGTTCGTCTTCTTGTAAACGAGGCGCTTGTTCGCGTCCTTGACCTGCACACGCCGCGACAGCTTCGGCGACAGCCGCACCATCTGCGCGGCGACGTCGAACACCAGCGCGGCCTGGTCGCGGTCACGGGCCGCACCGTAGAGTTCCGCGGACTCCTCGCCGTCAGCGACGAGCAGGTACAGCATGATCCCGGCCAGGATCTCGGACTTGCCGTTCTTGCGGCCCAGCTCGATCCACGCGATCCGGTACCGGCGCACGTACTCATCGATCTCGTCGGACCACACCACCTCACCGAACAGCGGGCGCACGATGTCGTCGCGCTGCCACGGCGTGAGGATGAAGGGCTTGCGGGCGTACCGGCCCTTAGTGTGCACGAGGATGTTCGCGAAGAACCCTTCGGCGTGGTCCGCCCGGGGTACGCAGAAGTGGTCGCCGACCTCCTCGCACGACACACCCCGGTGCGTCCACCCGCACACCCCGGGTTCGGTGCGCTCCTGGTCCTGGCCGGGGTCAGAAGTAGTCGTCACCGCTCTCGGACCCCCGCTCGACCTTCAGGCCGGCGCGGTCGCTGGGACTGAGACCGAACCGGGCTCCGATCTTGACCATGAGGTCGGCGTAGTCGCGTGCGACCTGCACGGCGGGATTGCGCACGAGGTTGCCCTTCGCGCCGTACACGAGCAGGCCGTGCCGTTGGACTTCTTCCGAGGCGCGGCGGTGGTTGATGACCGCGTCGCAGAACACGGCGAACTCGTCCACGTCCCAGGGGGTGAGTACGCCGGTCTTCTCGAGGTCGGGGGCGAGTTGGCGCCAGACGTCGAGGGCGGTTTCGGTGCCGGGTTCGGGGTCGACGTCGAGGGCGACGAGCCAGGCGGGGGGTTCGACGGGTTGGGCGGAGGGGACCGGTTCGTCGTCGTTGATGCGGTCCTCGCGGTCGCCGTCGAGGCGCTTCTGCGCGGAGGGCTTGCGGGGGCGTCCGCCGTTGCTCGCGGTGATGGTGGGCACCCCCTTTTCCAGCGGTCCGGGCGTGGCTCCTGTGGTGGCCGTGGAGGGCGGTTCAGGTGTGCCGGGCGTTCGTGTTCGGGTCGAAGGCTGTTCGCGCGGCAGCGTTCACCTGGGGTCCGGGTACAACGCGCTGACCTGCGGCGCAGGGAACAGTTCGGGAGTTTTGTCAGCGTCAACAGAGAGTCACCCGCGCGCCCGCGCATAACCGCAGGTCAGGGGATTGCGACCCCCCTACCCCCTGGTGGAGGGTGGTTGAGGTGTGCGGGCTCTGACCTGCGCATATGCGGAGAGGGTGGTGTTCTCCCCAGGTGGGTGTGGGGTTACCCGGTGGTGATGTGCTGGTCGACGTGGCCGGGCCGGTACGAGCGGTGCCAATCCCGGATGTGGTCGACCCATGCGGTGGGTCGGTGTGCCTGTGCCCTGCGGGTCAGGGTGTCCTGGTCGGCGTTGATCATCACGACTCGCGCTCCGCGTTGCTGCCACTCGGCTCGGGTCTGCGGGTGTGGTGCGGAGTGGATGATCCAGGCGGCGCGGAGGTTGTGGTCGCCGTGGAGGAGGCGGTGGAGGATGGCGTCCCGTGCGTCGAGCGTGAACGGGGTGAGGGGCGCGGGTTGGTCGTGGTCGTCCCGGGTGGGGTGGGCGTTGACAGCTTGGTACAGGGCGTCGAGGTCCACCACCAGGTCCCCGGGTTGGGCGTGCTCGGTCACCCAGGTGTTCTTGCCTGCGCAGGGTGGGCCGCACACCAGCGTCACCCTGTGCGCCTTCCCTGTGCGGTGCTCGCACCGGGGGCATCGGGTGTTGCGGGTGGGGG